TGGATGCTCGGACGCTTGCTCTGCCATAGTTTGGCCTTGCATTAGTTGTCGTTGGACTTGAGGTTCTGCGAAAGGAAAATTATGCCGTCGCAACTTGTTTCTTCATCCGGCTGTTGCCAGCCTTGCGACTCCGAGCCGGTAGTCGTGAATATCCCCGGCCCTCAAGGTCCGGCTGGAACCAACGGCACCAATGGAACGGATGGTATTGATTCGTTTACTTACACGACTGCGCCATTCTTTGTACCCGCTCTTGGTTCGAGCGTCCTTGTTTTTGTCGATAACACCGATTTCCTGCCAGAATCGGTTGCTGGCCAGTTCTTTGTCTCGATTCAAGGTCTTGGCTACATGCAGGTTACGTCGGTTAATGGCTTGCAACTGACGCTTCAGAACCCTGCTTCTGGAGTTCTTGGAATTGCCAACGCTGTTCCCACTACGCTGATTCCGACTGGCTCACTCATCACCCTTGCTGGAGCGATTGGTGCGACTGGCGCTGCTGGTGCATCGGGCGGCGCTCCGGTTGGTGCGTCTTACATTTGCCGCACTGCGGATGGAACGCTGACAAACGAGACTGCTCTTGATTCGTTGTCGGCTGGCTACCTCAAGACTCAAGGATCGGGCGGATTTGGTGCGGTTTCGACTGTTTCCACGATTCCGATTGCCGATGTCACCGGCACGGTTCCGATTGCCAAGGGTGGCACGAACCTGACGACCGCTCCCGCGAACAAGATTCCGGTCGGCGACGGAGCGGCTTATCTTCAGAAGGAGATTGTTGGAACGGCTCCGATTGTCGTTACGAACAGCGCCGGAAACATCACACTGTCGGCTCCGTCGATTGTCCCGTTCAGCTACGTCACGTTTACACGGAGGGTGACTGGTCTTGGAGCGGCAAATGCGCCAAATGTCAGCCCAACTTCAGGAAGCAATCCGTACAGCACATCTGTTTACACCACGGCGTCTTACGTTGGGCTAGATTCAGCCTCAGGGTTCACGGCATCAAGTGGCCGATTTACGGTTCCGTACATTGGCTACTACAGGATAGACGCATACTTTAATCTTGATGCGGTATCAACAACCGCAACTGTGACTGTTTTTCTCAGAAAGAACGGATCTGATATTTTAGTTTCAAAACCATTCAATGTGACAAATAATGGATACCATCCACTATCTCTTACTTACATTGATCAGGCGACAGCTCTAACCGATTTTTACGAGGTTTTGGTTAGCACGGACCACAATCTCTACGTCGATCAAGGCTCCTCATTCTCGGTCCAGCGTATTCAGGCTTAAACCATGAGCGAACGCGCACCACGGAGGTACACGGACGGATCTGTCACCTTTGAGGGTGGCATTGACGCTGGCGTGATGCCGTCTGAGGTGGACAAGAATCAGGTTGCGTTCGCGGTCAATGCCAACTTCCGACAGGGGTTTGTCTCATGCCGCCCCGGTTTCGTTCAAAAAGATTACGACCTGTGCGTCACCATCACGGCTGACAACGATCAGATTACCGCTGACCAGACGAACGTTACCGCTGATGGCTGGTCAGAAGATTGCTACGGACCTCAGTCGCTAACCGGCACGTTCCAATGTGCGCTGCCCTACATTGCTGACGATGGGCGCACGTTCATACTGATGCTGATCAGTGGTAAAGTGTGGCTTTACAACTGCCTTCAGAACAATGCTCAGAGCCTCACAACTTCTCCTGACCTAGAGAATCCTTCCAACCTGCTCGATGGCTGGATGGTTCAGGCTGAGAACTTTGTTGTTATTCAGGATGGGTTTAGCAGGCCACTAATCTTCAACGGGACAAGTCTACGTCGAGCGAGCGACGATGAGATTAAGACCGGCAAGGTTATGGCCTACGTCAATGGCCGTATCTGGTACGCTCTTCCAGATGGGTTTTCATTCCGCGCTACCGACATCGTTTATGGGGATGGAACGCGAGCGAGTGTTCTCAAGGAAACCGAGAACACCTTCCTCAATGAAGGCGGAGACTTTGCGGTTCCGTCGGATTCAGGGGGTATCACAGCGATGGCTGTCCCAGGCGATCCTGACACCTCGCTCGGCCAAGGTCCGCTTCTAGTCTTCACACCTCGATACGTCTTCTCGGTTCAAGCGCCTGTTGATCGTGATGTTTGGAAGAACCTAAACTATCCGATTCAAGCCATCAGCTTGCTTACGAGCGGTGCGCTTGGTTCTCGGTCGGCCATCACCATCAATGGCGATGTCTTCTACCGCGCTGTCGATGGTGTCCGCTCGTTCATCATTGCTCGACGCTCGTTCACCGATTGGGGCAACACCCCGATCAGCAGCGAGATGCTGAATGTCATTGAGAACGATCAAACGAATCTCTTGTGGGCCAGTTCTGCGGTTGTGTTCGACAATCGCCTCCTGATGACCTGCCAGCCTCGGTACAATGCCGAGGGTGTCATTCACAAGGCGTTGGCTGTCTTGGACTTCGACCTGATTACGTCGATGCGGAAAAAGTTTCCGCCTGCGTGGTCGGGAATCTGGACCGGACTTGATGTGCTTCAGATCGTCAAGACTGAGAACGCTTACGGCGATCAGTGCTTCTGCATCGCTCGCGGATCGGATGACTCGATTCAAATCTGGGAAGTCACCAAGGCGGACAAGTTCGATAACAATATCCCGGATGGTAAGAAGGAGATTGAGTGGCAGGTGCAGACTCGCGCCTACAACTTCGAAGTTCCGTTTGGATTGAAGCGACTGGATTCGGGCGACTTGTTCATCGACTCACTTGAGGGTGATGTCTCCTTCAACGTCACCTATCGGCCTGATCAGTATCCTGGCTGGATTGAGTGGACTGACTTTTCTGAGTGCGCGACGACGACGCAGTGTTTCGATCTTTGCCCGATTCAAAACTTCAAGCCGCAGTATCGTCCGAAGATGCGTTTTCCGACGCCTTCAGATGCTCCGTGCAACGAGACGATCAGCACTCCGGCTCGTAATCTTTACGAGGTTCAGGTTGCGATGAACATCATTGGATACTGCCGCATCAAGAGTCTTCGAGTTCACGCTTACGATATTCAGGAGCCGAGTGTTGGTGATTGCCGGACGGTGTTCCCTGCATGCACACCGATTAGTGCGTGCGACATCAACCCGCTGACTTACACGTCGGAATCTGTCAACCCATAGAAACAGAATGCCAAACCTTACGCTCATCACGCTGACGCCCCCGAGTTTGCCGGTCGGGTATTGTCCGACCAACTACCAACAGTTGGCCAACGATGTCATCAGCGGCACTCAGGCGACGTTCAATAGTTCGATTGGAAACTCGTTCTTCAACTTCGGTGCATCTGTCCCGGCGCTGAACAATCAGGTTTACCCGTGGCTGGATAACAACGGCAACTGGTGGGTTTTTCAGGGAGGTTATTGGGCGAGGCAAAACCCTGTTGCCGCAGGTGGAAGCGAGCGTCGCATCTTCGTGGGAACAAGTGCTGATGTCCTTTCATACGACGGCGGTGACGGAACCGTTTATTCCGGCAATCCTTACGCCGGTTCGATGTGGGAAATTGACACAGCTTTCGAAGCTCGATTCCCGGTTGGAGTTGGCACGTTCGCGGCGAGTGGAGTTGTTAGCGTCAATGGAACAACCACATCGACCGCTGTTGCCGGTGAGGACAAGCACACGCTTGTCACTTCCGAGATGCCGTCGCATACGCACCAGATTCTCGACCAGTACATTAACCTCACCCAACGCGGATCGGCTGACACGAGTGTCTTCAGTGCAACGAATCGCTCGGAAGGAGTGGCCAACCTGTTGCCGACCACTTCGGTTGGAGGCGACGCAGCCCACAACAATCTTCCGCCGTTCTATGGTGTTTACTTCATCAAGCGAACCAGCCGAGTCTACTACACCAAATGAAGCTGATCGTCCAAGATATCAGGTCCACGATTGCTCGGGCTATCGGCGTTTGCGTCGATGACGCTCGCGTTTACGAGTACATCAATCAGGCGTGCCGACGGCTGCTTCACAAGGGTCTGTGGGCTGGCGCGTACGGACGCTTCACGATTCACACGGTCGGAGGCTGCATCACTTGGCCGCGTCAGATCGAGACGATTGAAGCCATCGCCGATTGCTGCGGAGTTGGAACGGTTCGCAATCAATGGTTTGAGTTTCAGGAAACCGGATACGGACTTCTCAATGGAAACCAAGTGTGCGTTGGTAAGCAGCTTGTTGACCGTGGTACCGTGGTTTCTTACCGCGACATGTCTGGCGGTACTAACAGTTATCTTCGAGTCTACCGTGGCGACGATTCAGACATCGGAAAAAAAATTACGCTCCAAGGAATTGATGCGAACGGAAACTGGATTCGGACACAGGATGGCAGCGGAAAATGGATTGATGGAGAAGAGTTGATTATCGCTGCACCGTACACTCAATCGACCAAGAAGTTCACCACTCTGACCGGCGTCATCCGCGAAGCCACGAACACGGCAAGCCGTTTGTACGAGTACGATGCGACGACGCTGCTAGAGTTGGATCTGGCAGTTTACGACCCTGATGAAACT